GCAACCCACACCCGCGTCACGCCCGCAATTTCAAGCGCCCAGAAAACATAATCGTGCGCAGCCCCGCCGTGGGGTGGAAATCGCATGCGCATAAGTATCCGGCTGCGGTAACTTGCATCGTCCTCAGCCGCTGCACCACCGCCCAGGCCGTTGGTGTCGACAGTGGCTGTGGTAATGTTGACATCGGTCGCCGTTAGGCTGGTCGAGGCTACGGTGTTGCTTTCTTTTCCCGCTGTCACAGCCTGAACCGTGACTACGCCGCTACCGGCTGCATCAAGAACCGTGTCGCTGATCGTCTCAAATGTGTAGTCGTCCGAACGCGTTAACACCGTGCCGGCCGGAACGGAATAGCTGGCAGTGCCCGTTATTGTCACTTCTCCCAGCGCAAAGCTGGCTGCTTTTCGCGAAAGGTTAAACTGCGCACCATGGGCGTCAAGCATGTCTCCGTCTGCGGTTGTCGCAAAGCGCTGGCGGCTAATCCATTGCAGATACTGATAAAGCTCCCAAACTTCACCCGCCCAAACTTTCGAATAAACGTAATTTGTATTCGGCCAGACATTTGCATCTGTTCCTGGCAATTCTGCTCGCATGCGGGCGCGTGATTGTTGAAGCGCCTCCTCCAGGGTGGGCACCTGAAAACTCATTCCGATAGCTCCCTAATTTGCGTCCACAGCGCCTCGAAGTGCTGCTCATAGATGCGATTGTTGTCGAATGAGTAACCCTCTATGCCAATACCAAGAATGCCGCTCACGCTCGTCTGTTGATTGTAGCCAAGCGCCTCTGTTTCAATACTGAATGACGCGACCGCACCCTGCTCGACAATCGGAAGCAGCGCCTCGTGGCAGTAGTCCGCAGCCAGCGCGACCGTTTCTTCATTAAGAATGCTGCGCCTCAGCGTCCAAAGGTGCGAACCCATCTCGGTTTCGCCTATATCATCACGAACGTCGACGCTGTCTCCCCACCATCCCATAGGGTCCGGGCTGCGCGTATCCGGATGAACTTGATCGGCTCGAATTCTGCGGTCAGTGAAAAGCTGTATTATGATTGCGGTGTGAAGCGCCTCCTTGCTTCGCAAGCCCTGCCTGTTCATAGTCTCATCGGCATCCGCCAGCGCGTGGTCAAAATGTATGCTGGCCCCCCAGCTATTGCTCAAGACCAAATCAGGAGACAAAAAAGGCTGCGGATCATCGCAGCCTTCAGTTTCCCGTATCCTTATGCGCCAGCCCATAACACCCCCTAAGCGTCGTGACCGCCTATGCTGTCAACGTGCGTGCCGCTCGTTGTCATGTTTCCGTTGTGCGTAATATCGCCGTTGACGGTTAAGTTGCCGTCCAGGGTTATATTTGCAGCCCTTATCGTCACGCTTGTGCTGCTTACGACAACAATGTTGCCGGCAGCGTCAAAATCAACATAACTGCCACTCGTGTCGTAAATCCTGCCCCCGCCTTCCGGTATGCCCGTCGGCTTATGTGCCGGGCTTTCTCCGCCCAAAACAACAGGCATGTCCCTGTTGCCAAGACTGAGAACAACCGCCTCGCTACCGGCGGGAGCGTGAAAGTTGAAGCCAAAAGACTGAATGCGCAGCACGCCAGAATGAGCTTCGCCAGCAACGCCCTTGTAGCTGAGCGTCTGCTGTTCGCCCGTGTCGTCTGTGACCGTAAGAGTAACCCGGCTGGCACGCGCTTGGTCCTGCTGATATGTCTCGCCTTGTCTCATGACCAAGCGCTCCCAGATCTGGATTTGCCGCCACCTTTGCCGCCGAGCGCCTTGGGATCAACAAGGCTCAACGTTGAAATTGTTCTGTCACCGCTTTGGGACAGGCTCACGCTTTCGATGGCCATGTCTTGAGCAAGGTGCAGCATTGTAGACTGGCAATAAATCAGCCACCCGGTTTCCCAAACATTGCCACCTTCGTCGCGAAACCCCTGTGTGACCATGGTAGACTTGACGCTCAAGCCCTGCCGTGTAGATTTTATCGTATCAGCCTGCGTCTGCGCCTCACTTTTGTCCAGGTTTTGATCGGGCAGAAAGGCCTTGGAGCGACCAGACCGCGCCCCTTCATCTTTTGCGACGCCCTCTTTTTGCGTGCTTGCTTCGCCTGTCCCGGTGCCGTTTTGCGCTTTGACTTTCACCTCGGCGTGACGGTCTCTGTCTGAAAAGGTGGCCTCCCCTTTCAACATGTTGAAACCTTCAACAATCGCACCATCGTGACGATTTTTGCCGTGCTTTGTTATCAGCACTGTGCCGTCCGCTTCAGCCTTCAGAAACAGGCCTTGCTTGCGAGCCAGCCTATCGGCAAGCATGAAGACCGGCTCGCCAGGGTTTGCGCGCGCAACCGTTATCGGCTTCAGCACCTCGTCCGTTCGAAACCTTGTGTTGCTCCCCGTGTCGTTCAGGATGGCGTCTAAGGCCTTGCCCCTCCACTGATGCGTGCCGTGATTAACGCTGCAATCAACACAGTCCTGCCCTTTGCAGCGGCCACTCAAGCGCAGATCGTGGGTTTCAGCGTCAATGCTAATGCTAAGGTCGTTAATATAACCAGCAACCAGAAGAGTTTGGTTTGCGTAAAGCTCAACCTCAGTGCCGGGCTGAAAGCTCCACGCAGCGCTGATAAGGTCCGGAGCCTCGTCTGCGGCTACGATCTGAAATGATCTTTCCGGTGACTGAGCGCTGTACTTGACGGACATGCTTTTCCAGTTTGTGTGCCGCACGCCATCAACTATCATTGTCACAATTTCCTGCCCCATCTACCCTCCTGCGCGACGGCGCCTATCGCTAACGTGGTCATCACGCTCGTCGCTGATCGGCACCAGAGCCGAAAAGGTTGTCGGCATAAAAGATGGATCGGCAATGCCATTTCGCTCAATCAGATCTGTGGCCTGCGTGGCGTCGTCATAAAGACGATAGGCCCACACAATTGACGGCATGACCACGTTGCTTTCGACAGACACAACCGGATCAAGATCGACGATCTTGCGACTGATAGCTTCGGTTGCCTTATTCCTCACTTCGCTGAGAGACCTAAAGACCTCAGTTCCCCCGGAAGAATTGTGCATTTCGCGCTCGTACAACTCAGCCACTCGTGCACGCGTATAAATAGCGTCATTACGCGTGGGCCAGTCAGCTTCGGAAGCTGCAACCGCCATGCTATTGAGCGCAAGTTGGCGATATGCACTATTAAGTGCTTTTTTGTTATTTTCCGCTTGCAATCCAGTGGCGCTATATGTTATAAGCGCCGGTTCGTCAACTGAGAACTCAGCCAGCGTGGCCAAAGCGTCGACCCTGTCTCCGTCTTCAACGATGCCAGCGCGCAAGGCCTCAAGCAGATCGTAGGACGCTTGAACGACGGCGCCGCCCTGACCTTGCACACTGGAAACTCCGAAGGCAGACTGGTTTGGCGCCACAAAGTCCTCACCGTCCTTTGCGTAAACTTCTGCGGCCGTGTAGTATGCCATTATAGATCGGCCGAGGTCAGAGCTTGCAGTGGCGTCCATTTTCACGCCCAGCCTTATTGCCTCTATTGTCTCCGCCCAGCCTTGCACCTTTGATACAGCCTCAGAAAATACATAGTCGGCAAGCCGAAGCGTGTTGTAAGCCGACAGAAACGATGACGTGATAGCGGCGATGGCAGCCGCCGCAGCGGTGCCGACAGCAATTTCGAGAAGAGCAAAAGGGCCGACGCCTAAACCTAACCCAGCCTCAACAAAGTCAAGAGAAAAGGCAATATAGCCCATCTTGTCACGATCATGCGTGCGCTTGGCAGATTTGCATCGAGCCCTTATGATGCCCTCAGTTGGAAGTGACAGCGTTGCAGGGCCACGCTGGCGACAAGCGGACATCAAGGCCGACATCTCACTGACAGCGCTGTTTGATGCCACATAAGCCGTTACGCTGTATTCTCGAGCCTTTTCGCCAAGGTCCTCAACAAAAGGCCTGTCCCTATTCGGGAACTCATGGACAACAAGGCGTCGGCCGTAAGTCATCTCATCGCTTTGCACCCAAAACGGCACGCCGCGCCAAGACGCACGCCGTAGCGTTTTTGTCCAGTCCACGCATGTCATGAGCCTGTCCTTGAGTTGTTAGACTTCGCGACGGGCAGCGCGTTCGCTGGCCCTTTAACCACGCCAGACGTTGTTGCCTGCGCGGTGCCATTGCCTTGAACATTGACCTTAACGTCTGTTTCGATCTTGCCGTCAATTTTTAATGGCTCAGAAACCGTGGCTGTGACGTTGCCGCCCTGGACCGTTACAGCTTGCGTGCCCATTTCCTGAGCCTTGAACGGCTGCGAGCGAACAGGCGCTGCGTTGCCGTCCTCATTCGCCTGAGTGCCGCGAGCGTTGGATTTTGGAACGAGCCTTGCAACATTGTCTGCAATCTTAGGTGATGGCGCGTTGTCGTTTTGCGCTATTGCAGGAGGCGCGCCTCCCATTAACGATGCAATCCAATCAGCTTTTCTTTTCGCTGGCTCTGCGGCCTTTTGCGAAATGCCTCCCATGCTTTTTGCAATACTGCTATCCGCCACAGCCCCGGTCGTCGATACTGTAACGCCGGAGGTGGCCCATTTTGGCAGCGTCGGCATCGAAGGAATTAACGCGATAAGCTGCTTGATGCCATTGACAAGAGCCGTCGCGCCGTCCGCAGCCATGCCCAACGCTTGACCAAAGGCGCGGCCTGCAGCGGCACCAGCCAGCAATGCATTCTGAATACCCTCGGCGTTTGTCTCACCGCCGAATATTGCCCGCATAAGGTTGCCGATCTTGGTAGCCAGCCCCTCAGTCTTGCCAACAACCTCGCGGGTTATCGGATCAATCTTTTCAGCGTCGGACCAGACATCAAGAAAGCCGCTACCAAAGCCTTGAGCAAGCGCGCCTATCTCCCTTAAGTTGCGGCCCAGGGCAACAACGCCAGCGGTGACAGCTCCTATGGCAAGACCTACGCCGCCAAAGCGCAACGCCATGGCCAGCGCCCCGGCGACCGGGATGGCTTTTTTGCCCGCCATAATAGCAGCTATCAGCACGGGGAGGCGCTTCGCGTACTTGGCAATGATAGGAGCGCCGGCAATAGCGGCAGATGTTAAACCAAGGACAGATCCAGCCACGCTGGCTACACCACCAGCCGCAGCCAAAAGAGGTGCGGCTGCTGCTGCGATGCCCATAAACGCAAATCCAAGCGGTGCCATGGCAGCGGCCGCCAAGCCTGCAAGAGTTGCCCATTTCAATATTGCAGGGCTCGTTGTTGACAGAGAGACCACCAAGTCTCTGGCGCTATCGGCCAAATCTGCCACGACGCTCAGAGCTCCACTTGTGGCCAGCTTACGGGACATCAAGTCTATTGCTGAATTCAACCTCTGAACGGCACCTGGAAAGCCTTCCAGCATTGTGTTCATGAAGCGATCTGTTGGGCCTTTTCCGTCCCGATATTCGAGTTTCGTTGCAATCTTTTTTTGTAGCGTGTCAAGGCTTCCAGACCTAAGCTGAGACTGCAAGGCCAGCGCTTTTTCAATGTGGCGCAAACCGAAAAGTTCTTTGTAAACATCAACGCCAGCGCCCTTTTCGCCCAGGGCGTTGAAGAGGGCTTTTAGGTCGACGCTTTTTAAAGCGCCAGCCGTGAATGCTTGGATCGTCCGAGCAAGCTTTTGCGCGTCCTCGCTACCCGGTTTAATATCAAGGTCGCTGAATATTATTTTTTGCAACCGCTGGGCAAGGGCTGAGCTGTTGCCCTTTAGTGCTGGGTCCTTGATAGCTTGCTCTACAGCAGAAATCGTTGACTTAGCAAGGGGGGCACCTTGAGCGCCCAGCATCTTATTAAGCTGATCGCCTGTGGCTTCCCAGCTTTTAGACTTGGAAGTAAATTGATCAAGGGTGAGGCCGTACTTAGCAAGCAGGCCTATCAGCTTTTGCGTCGGCGCAAGCGGGCGAATGAAGATCGTGCGCATGGCAGTACCAGCGCGCTCCGCCTTGATGCCGGCGTTAGCTAGCGCGCCCAGATAGACAGCCAGCGTCTGCATAGGAACACCGAGGGCAGCAGCAACAGGCGCGGCCTTCCGGAAGCCAGCGAGAAAGTCTTCATATGTCTGGTTGGCAGAAACAGCAGACGCAGCAAGCAAGTCATTCACTCGCCGGAAGCTTTCAGCCTGCTGGGCAGCGGTCTTGAACGGCAGACCGAGCCCCATGACAACATCCGTAACGCCCTGAGCAACCTTTTCAACGCTAACGCCACTCGCCATGGCGCCTTTAACGGCTTGCTCGAAAATGGCAATCTGCGTTGACGCTTCAAGACCGGCCTGGCCAAACTCGACCGACGCCCTTGCGGCGTCACGCATCGTCAATGGATACAAGGCAGCGAGGCGGACGATCTCGCTTTCAAGATCCTTGAATTCCTTTTTTGTCAGATCAAGTATAGCGCGCGATCTATTCAGAGATTTTTCAAGCTCAAACTGATCACGCAAAAACGCTCCGCCGAGTATGCCAGCCCCCAGCGCGCCCGTTCCACCAACGTCTGCAACGCTTCGAGAAAAGCGTCTGTTTTGACGCTGCATCTTTGTGAAAGAGCCTTGCAATCTTTGCACCTTGGCGGCCATACGAGACAATGGTCCGCTCAGGGCGTCGACGCCCCTGATGACTGCCCTGGTGGTTAAAGTTTGCGAGGCCATAGCTTACTCCTGCGGGCGCATCCGTTTTGTGTATGCGTGAGCGCGCGCATGCCACCAATGCAGCCTGTCGGGCGTCATTTGCAGCACGTCGTTGGGGTCGAAATTAAAACCGAAAACAAGGTCCTCGATTATTAAGTTGAGTTTCCCACCTCTTCCTCGTCTGAGACAAGCGCTTCATTGATAGCGGTTATCAGGCCGAGAAAATCGCCGCGAGGCAGTTTGCCGATCAGAATATCATCGAGCCCGGTAAGTCGCGACGCCCATAAGGCGGCATGTCCAAAGTCAATCTCGATCTGCATATTTTGACCGAAGCCACTTGTTTTGAAAGGCAGTCGACCAAGGTCAATAAAATCTTGTGCAATGGGCTCGCGTATTTGAAGCACCGTCACTTGACCATCGTGCGTCGTTACCGGGCGTGATAAGTTAAAATTCTTTGAAGTCATGTTTCCCCACAAAATAAGGCGGGTTTTACCCCGCCGCCATTATCCATCAATCTGCTTAGGTGACGCCGAAACAAACGTTACGTTCTTGATTTCGCCCGTCTCCGTGTCAAGCTCAGGGCGCCCAACAACTGACGCTCTGGTCCATAAATAAGTGCGGTTCACGTCGAATAGATCTGCCGTTACGTCGACGTGACAAGCCTGCATAAGGCTCTCAAGGTTGAGGCCACAGCGGTCGCTAAGCGTAACCTCCATCTCGGCAGGCTGAGGCTTTGTGTTAACGAAGATCGAACCGTCCTGATTTGCTCCGGCTTCGCGCTCAAACGTCGTCGGCTTGATCGTAATAGAAGAGCGGGCCGAGTACCGCACCCCGTCCACCGTGATCACAACCCGGCTGCCGCTGTTATCACAACAATCCATTTGTCAGCTCCTAGTTGGTTTGATACTGCAGATGCGAAACGTAGTTCACGGCGATGATGCGCAGCTGATTGACGTGATCGGCTGGCAAGTAAACATCAAGCCGGTTCGGGTCGACTTGGTTCCGCTCGACAATGAGGCGCTCCTCGAACTCGTCTTCGTTTTCGAAAACGCCCAATCCAACAAGCTCACGATAACCGTGAACGATTGTCGCGCGAACGTCAGCGGGCGTTGCCAATCCTAACACGCCTTGTGGATTATCGTCAGCAAGAGCGGCGCGGCCCCAATGCCCTGTCACCTTGGCTTTCAGGTATCGAATGCCATACATCGTTTGAGCGATTGTGTTCACGTCCAGCCAGCTGGAGTCGGGGCTGCCCCATTCGTTAAGCTGGTAAGTCGTGATCAAACGGTCGATACTGACGGTGCCGTCTTTCTCGACGTGGTAGCCACTAATGCCGTCAAAATACAAGCTTTGACGCGTGGTAATGTCAAAGCGATCAGTTGAAAGCTTGGGAGCCATAATTCCCAAAAGGTTGATCGTTTGCAGCGGCCGACTTAGCTCCGGAGCCTCCTGCAGGTGATCAACAGCAACGCCTCCAATCGCAGCCACCCAATCCCATGTGGGCGACGGGCTATTGTATGAGCCAAACAAGGTGACATGCTCATCGTTGAGGGTTGCGCCATAAGACGCCAAGTCTGTGCTTGTGGCGTTCCGATGAGTGATGTAATGACCATAAAGCTGCTGCGTTGGCGACCAACGCCCCGAAGATCCGTTCAGCTCAAGCGATACGGCAGCCATGTTCACAGCATCACTGTATGGCGCAGCTATCCAGTCAAACTCTTCGTCCCCCATGCTTGCCAGTGCAGTCGTTATGTCTGGATCGCCTGTCCCGCCCGTGAACTGCGTGAACGAAAAGATGTTTTCAGAGGTGGGGCCTTCTTGGCCAAAATAGTTCGCCTCAAGCCTGATGCTGTTGCCCTGCTCGCCAGCGTGCCTTGCTGTCAAAGTAATCACAGCATCTGTCGAGGCTGCGGTGGCTGGCAATATATGCCCCTCAGTTTGGTCGACGTCATTGATGGCAGCGGCGAGGCGCGTTGCCAAAGTGATGGCGGTGTCTGAGGTGTAAGCAATCGTTCGGACGCGCTGGCCCGCAACCCACACAGCAACTGTTGTGTTGGAGTTGAAGCCCTGAACAACGGTTGCGGTCTGCGCAAACGCCAGCGCCGTTGTGCCGAGCGTGAACGGCCCTGCTGTCGTGATTTCCCAGGATGAATTCGCGTAAACCGTGCCTTCGGTAATATTGAACGTGCGGTACTGCCAGACTTCCGCCGCAGCATCCATCGAAGTTGCGCGCGTCCATGTACCGTCTGTGCCCGTGCCGAGCGTCGTCACGCTATAAAGGCCGTTTTCTGAGCCCGCTGTCTGCGCTGTGCAAAGCACCAAATCCCCGGCCGAAAGAGAAACGCCATCGACGGTGTTTGGTGCGCCGCCGGCAAGCGTAACGTTTGCAACGCTTACGACCCGTGCTGCGGTTGGCAATCTGACAACTATCTGCCCCGTTGCGGCGACGCCGGTAGCTGCATCGTCCACGGGAATTGCCCATATCTCACGAAGCGGCGCGTTCATTCGTGCAATCTCGCACATGCGCGCCAGCATAGAGTGAGTGCCAAACAGGCCGCGCGGATCGTTGAACACTCGCGTCCGCTCGTTCACAGTAGCTGTTCCCTGTGAAGTGCGCTGGCCGATAAGCAGCAAGCGAGAGTTGCTTTGGTAAGGCGTTTGTGCCGCATTGATTTCAGCGTACCATAGCGGCACGCGTAAGTTGCTGGGGATGCTGTTAAACTGTATGGCCATGTGCGTTACGCCTTAGTGGTCTGCTTTGAAGCTGTGGCTGCTTTTGCGGATTGGGTGGATTTATCCTCAGAGCTGGTATCGACAGTTTTGACGGCCCCCTCGCGGATCTTGCGAAGCCAGTATGGGCTGCGAACAACGAAGTCGCCATTTGCTGGAAGGTGGCCAAATCCGGTGTCGGGATTACGCACCTTTCGGCCCTCAATGGGCCGGACAAAAATTTGCATTCTTAGCTCCTACGGTTTGTCGGTTGAGAACTTTACTTCTATGCGACCGTCCGGCCCACGAAGCGGCTCGTCTGTGCCCTGTGTCACGCGATCCGGATCAACCATAGGGTCGAGCGCATCAATTCCAAATCCAACGCTCTCCAACGCAGGGACAATGGTCGCAGGGACGCCCGTCACGACCTCGTTGAGTTGCTGCCGCAACGTCGCAAAATCGCCATTTGTTGCAATGATCTCGTTCAGGCTTGATAAATAAGGAACGCCGCCGACGTAGTCTGTAACAGCAGGCTGACCTGAAAACGTCTCGTTGCTGCCGACCATTGCCACCGTTGGGAAACAATCATTTGCAACGCAAACGTCAAGGCTGATCTGGCGCATAGCCAAGCGATTGGCTTGCTCTGCTGATCTCGCCGGAAGGCTTTCCCAACTGTTGATAAATTTGACAAGCTTGTGCCA